CTTGACAAAATCTTATATTAGTGTATACTAAGCTTACAGAAGCTAACCTTTACGAGAAGCTTCGGAGCAAGGCTCCTCAGCAAAGCTGATCGTAAGCAAATAAGCAGAAAGCTTAAGTATACGTTTATTAATCTCTTGACATCCTATACTTGGTGTAGCATACTGAGTGTATGCAAGAATATACTAAAGATCTTATCGAATTGTACGGAAAAGCGATGCTTCCACTTATTAAAAAAGTGGGAGACACGGAGAGCCTTGATAGAAGGCTTTTAATGCTTGCGGAGTATGGGCAGGTTTCAGGTGTTTTGAATGAGCTGCTTGCTGCGGTGGCTTTTTCTGATAATAAAGAAGAGATAGCACAGGCTATTGCTATGGTAGAAGAGGCTATAATTAACCTGTCATCTAATACTCCGCACGTATTTAGCGATGACGGGACCCCACAGGCATAGCAAACAAATATAAGTAGAACGATGCTTATAATCAAAGCAGACAGCCTCTCGTGAGGCAGGCTTTAGCCATAGTAAAGCTGATACGATTTAGCTAGTTTTAATAACTCTACCTCGTAAAGAGATGAGTAAACCAGGTCTACCTCATTTAGAGATGACAAAGGAGAAATATGTCTACAGAATTGACTACCACTAACACTACTTTGCCTGAAAAACCAAAAGAAGTCGTTGATTTAGAAACGGCTCTTATGGACCTTAATTCTTATCGTACGGCAGTAGTAGCATCTACTATTCCAGGCGCTCAAATCAAGGCAGCTAATAAGCTCCTTGGCTTTATCGAAGAAACCTTTAAACAATTAGAAGAAAAATACAGAGAACACCCTTACGTAAAAGATCTCATTGAGCAATCCAAACAGCACAATCAAGCTAAAAAAGGATAAGCTGTGCTAGGATTAATTAGAAATAATCTTTTAGATCTATTGCTAATAGCACTTGGGGGTAGCCTAGTATATAACCAGGCTACTTGGCCTGCGGCCATCGTCATGGTTTCTATTATTGGAATTAAGGCATACGAAAAATATGCTGAGAATCACAAAAAATTAGACATGGACAATTCTACTAAAGAGCGGCTAGCTAGCATCGAAAGTAAGCTTGCTATGATGAGTTTGTCTAAAAGATAATTATGGCTAAACCAAAAACTTCTCTAGTATTAATTGAGGAAATAAGCCCTCAGCGAGAAATCGCGGAGATGCAGCTTGATCGTCTTCGAATGATAGCTAGAGAAAGACTTCTTACCTATGAAGAAGTTAAGATTTTTGATTTATTGACAAAAAATCTATTACTAGATCAAGGACAGGCTACAAATAGTATATCAGTTGAAAGTAAGCGCTTAGAGGACATTAAAGCCCTTCCAGAAGACACTCTTATGCAGATAGCTCAGTCGGTAGATGAGGATCTAGTTAATAGATCCTTAGACATGGTAGACGATGACAAGCCCAAAGACCCCAAATAATCTAAATGTATCAAAGAATGATGCAATAGATACTCTTTGGAGAAAAGGAGTTCTAGTATGGAAACTAGACTCTTGTCAAAAGCACTTATATAAAACATTTAAAGATGCTAAATACCGTAAAACAGTATGGAATTGTAGCCGAAGGTTAGGTAAGAGCTTTACTCTAATAGTCATAGCATTAGAATACGCATTATCTAATCCTAATGCCCAGATTAAGTATGCCTGCCCTACGGCCTTAATGGCCCAAAAAATCATTCTTCCAAGTATTCGTGAAATTCTAAAAGATTGTCCAGAAGATCTTAAACCTACATATGTCAAATCTGAAAAAGTATTTAATTTTAAAAATGGATCGATCATCCAGATTGAAGGAACCGACGAAGGCAATGCTGAAAAGCTAAGGGGTACCTCTAGCCATTTATCTATTCTAGATGAAGCTGGGTTCATGGATGACCTTGATTACGTTATTAATGATATCCTATTACCGCAGGCTCTCACTACTAATGGTAAGATGATAATATCTTCCACTCCCCCAAAAAGCATGGCTCACCCATATATTAAATTTATATACGAAGCTCAAAAGCATAATAGCTACATCAAAAAGACTATTATGGATGCTTTAGAGGATATTAAAAACGACCCACCTATATTTAAGAATAGACTTAATCCTGAAATTGTAGAGGAGATTAAACAGTCTATTGGTGGCGAAAATTCCCCTACTTGGCAACGGGAATTTATGTGCAGAATTCAGTCAGATCAGTCCCGATCTGTTATTCCAGAATTTAATGAGTCTACGCAGTTAGCCATTATAAAAGAATGGCCAAAACCACCTAAATTTGATGCTTATGTAGCAATGGACTTAGGTTTTATAGATTTTACTGGTATTTTATTTGCCTATTATGATTTTAAAAATGCCATATTAGTAATAGAAGATGAGCTTTTATTAAATGGCCATGAAGTTACAACTAAGACTATAGCTGAGCAAGTTCGCAATAAAGAACAACAACTTTGGACTAATCCCCAAACTCAGATCTTCCAGCCACCATATCTTAGAGTATCAGACGACGACCTAATTACCCTTAATGATCTAAACAAACTACACGGACTACAGTTTATTCCTACTCGTAAGGACGGCCTAGAACTAGCAATTAACGAGGTTAGGATGAAAATTGGAGCCCACCAGATCGTTATCAATCCTAGATGCACTAACCTAATATTCCAGCTAAAAGCCGCTACTTGGGCTAAAAACCGTAAAACATTTGATCGAACAGAGGAATCCGGCCACTACGACTTAATTGCAGCTTTAGTATACCTAGTTAGAAACGTACAGTACCATAAAAATCCATATCCGCTAATTCAAAACTATGGATATGATGTATTTAGTAAAGGAACACAAGTAGTTAGCGAAACTGCTCGTAGTCTTTCGCAGATATTTAATATAAAAAAGAAATAATAAGAGGTTGAACAAATATACTTATGAGCCAAAAGTCTAATTCTGAATACTTCGCGGCCTTACCTTCTAAGCAGTGTGTAGAGGAATTGCAGCATAAGGCTGAAGACTGGGGCCGAAATACCATTACTAATACGTATCTTGAAAAAGTTCGTAAAAGTTGGTCGTATTATCACGGTAGTTTCTATAAAAACGACGACGATCATGCAGTAAGTAGTACTGGAGAACAAGGGGAGCTTATTCAGTTCCCTATTAACGATTACCGTAACATTGCTAGGCATTTACTAAATATGACTACGGCCAATCGCCCTAGTCTTCAGGCTCGTGCTACAAATACGGATTATAAATCCTTAAGTCAAACAATCTTAGCTAATGGTCTTTTGGACTATTATATGCGTGAGCGTAATTTAGAAGACTATCTGGTCAAAGCTGCTGAATATGCAGTAGTTTTTGGAGAAGGATATGTTCGATTAGGCTGGAATGCTACGGCTGGAGAAGTCTTTGAAGAAGATGAGGAAAGTGGCGAAAAGTTCTATGAGGGAGATTTAGAGTTTGAAAACCTTTCTCCTTTGGACGTTATTAGAGATTCCTCTAAAGAAGACTTTAATGATCGAGATTACTTAATCGTTAGATCTTTTAGAAATCGCTATGCTTTAATGGCTAAATATCCCCATTTAAAAGAGCAAATTGCGGCAGTTGATTCAAAAGATGACCTAGATAACGTAAAATACTCATTCTATGGATCAGATAAAACGGACGATATCCCAGTATACGAATTCTTTCACAAAAGGAATGAAGCTCTTCCTGAAGGCCGATATATTGTCTACGTAAGCTCTGATGCTATTTTATTCGATGGAGCAATGCCCTATAGAGACATTCCAGTATACCGAATTGCAGCAGCAGACATTCTAGGAACCCCATACGGGTATACTGTTATGTTTGATCTAATGCCTCTTCAAGAAGCTCAGAATATGCTGTATAGCACAATTCTTACTAATCAAAATGCTTTTGGGGTACAGAACGTACTTATTCCAAAAGGAGCAGACTTAAACCTTAGTCAGCTTACTGGCGGATTAAATGTCATTGAATACAACGCTTTACAAGGATTTAAGCCAGAGTCCTTAAACCTAACACAGACGCCTGCCGAAATCTTTAAGCTAGCACAGCTCGTAGAGCAGAAAATGGAAACGCTTTCTGGTATTAATAGCGTAACCAGAGGAAATCCAGAAGCTAGCCTTAAATCAGGAGCTGCATTAGCCCTAGTACAGGCTCAAGCCGTACAGTTTAGCTCAAGTCTTCAGCATTCCTACGTACGCCTCA